TTATCCATTTATTAATATTAAATTTACCAGCAATAAGTTGAGTCTTCCTAGTGAAATCGCTTTCATGATAAAAACAAGGAAGCAATTCAACTTCAACGTCTTCTTCGCTTAAGAAGATATGATGCTGCTTTATAGAAAAGGTCATGTTACCCTTTTCAAATATATTGTTTTCCTCATTATAGTTATCTTTATCTCTGTTGTCAATATACATTGAGGTTGTCAATTCAGTATTATCTTTAACATCTAAAGATCTACTAACAGGGTCGAACCTTAAACCGATGTTGATATCAGATCTTAGTAGGAAAGTATTGGAAAGAGTATCAATGAACGCAGGACATCTTGTATGAGCCTGACGAACATTATACTCTTTTATCAATTCTGGAAATACTGGGGTTAAAGGTAATGCAATAGTTTCCTTTGCCAAAACAAATTCTGGCGGAACATGGTTCTCTACAGCAAAGGTAAACCATTCTATTTCAATCATTAGTACCAAGTCCTGTGTACTTCAGACACCCACTCTTTACCATCATACTCTTCGATCTCGTAGTCAACACCATCTGGAATTTCTACAATTCGCAGTTCTGCGCAACGACCAGAATACAACTCTGCATTCTCCTCAACCAACTGAACCAATGCTGGGTCATTGCGAGGGATGTCACGAAAGTAAATTGTCTGCTCAGAATATTGTTTGTTATATGCCTTGCGTTCTTCCATACTCATTGTATAGAATGCTTCATTCTCTTTTGATTCTAATCGTTGTTCTGGTGGAGTAGTCCACACAGTATACAATCCCATTGATTTGAATTTGGTGTCATCTTCAATCCAAACAGGGATATTTTTAATCTCACAATAGCGTTCCATTCCCTCTTTTGTTAAAGAGAATCCACCATAACAACTATTAATAACGACTTTCATTTTATATCCTTTGATGAATCTGCTTCATCTTTGTCATCACGAAGTTCAACGAACACAGGCAGGAACAGAGAATCTTCCCCTGCTTTATTCTTGATGCGACTATTATACTTCACTGCCACAATTCTGTCAACTAAATTTTCTTTCCAATAGTTCTTGCGATGGGCATCTGTGAATCCTGAACCAACAGAAACCTTCACAACACCATCAGAAGATTCGCAAAGAATTGCACCAAGCATTCCTTCAGCCTTACCTTTACCTTCTTCCACTGCAACAATCTTCAGATCGCATTCCAATTCACCTTTGAATTTAATCTGATGCTTTGCACGTTTGTCTTCCCATGGACCACTACCATCTTTGAGAATGATACCTTCCAATCCACGTTCAAGATAGTCCTCAAAGATTGATTGTGCTTCTTCGAATGTGTTCACGATATCTGTTGCAACCAACCAGATCTTTTTATTCTTGGATGGTTGTTTCTCAACCAACGACTTCAATGTGGCGTATCGAGTAGAGTACGGAGTTCCACAATGACCATCTTGGAATAAGATGTATGGAATGACATCCCAAACAGTGGCATGAACCATTGCTGCTTCTTTTACAGAGATGGTTCCTTTGTTTGCTTTGTTGAGGATTCCATTGCCAGTCTGCCTATCCATAAACTGAATATCGTCAGGATGCATAACCATGAGTTCACCATCGAAAACACAATCGACATCGCCAGCAAGAGAAATAAATTCTTGCTCAAGGTTACCAAGTAAGAAGATTTCTTTTCCATTTCTACTCCTAAATTCACATTTACCATCTTTGACGATTGCGTTGAAGCGCATCCCGTCCATCTTTAGTTGGACGTAGGCTGGATAATTTATCTTGTCTACGAGTTTCTGGTCGAATTGACTGCACAGCATGCATGGATATTCGCTCACCAAACCAGTCCACACTGCGTTTGCGGTTGATGCTTGGACTCCACATTTAAGATCCTTCTGAATGATTCGTTCAATAACTTTAGCGTTACAAGAATCTAGCCCTGTAAGAATGTCAGTTAGTTTCTGAATAGCTGCATTGCCAGTCACATTCCTGCTGGAAAGTTCATACAATTCTCCCATCGCTTTAACCAAACAGCCACCACCCTGTGCAGTGTATGCAGGAATCTTGCGTTGATAGAATTGAGTGAATGGATCCAATGCTAGGCGAATGACCTCACGCAAAACTTCGTTATTGCGATTAAGTTCAAGTTGTTCAATTTTGAAGTTGCGTGAGGGATTCGCAGCTAACTCATTCAGAAAAACATTGATATTCATTTACGTCTCAATTCCTTGAAGGTGCGATACCTTGGATCGAATCCAATTGGCTTGTTAAACTTCTTCACCAAACCAGTATCAACATTATA